ATGATGAGAAAAAGTATTCTGGCGTTTCTGTTACTCACCAGTTCTGCAGCTGCGCTGGCGGCACCGCAGGTGATTACCGTCAGCCGTTTTGAAGTGGGTAAAGACAAATGGGCGTTTAATCGCGAAGAGGTGATGTTGACTTGCCGACCGGGTAATGCTTTGTATGTCATTAACCCAAGTACCCTCGTGCAGTATCCTTTAAACGATATCGCACAAAAGGAAGTTGCCAGTGGGAAGACTAAAGCCCAACCCATTTCGGTGATTCAGATTGATGATCCTAACAATCCCGGCGAAAAAATGAGTCTGGCACCGTTTATAGAGCGAGCTGAAAAACTCTGTTAATTACCTAAAATAGCCTTTTGATTTCCAATAAAAAACCGCCTCAGTTCTTTCACCAGAACGGGCGGTTTTTAACATTTAAGCTGATGACCACCACGCTTTTTATTGACCATTTTGCACGCAAACTGGAAAACCTGGCGTCGTCATCTATTCTTAAAGAGCAAGGCAACTAAGCCTGCATTAATGCCAACTTTTAGCGCACGGCTCTCTCCCAAGAGCCATTTCCCTGGACCGAATACAGGAATCGTATTCGGTCTTTTTTGGTTATATCACAACCAAAATACATTTAACAATCCATTTACGTTAAAATCAGAGCAGTAAGTACGTTTTTTCTCTCTCATCAAGATACATTTTTGTTGTCTTCTCCGATGTGTGGCCAAGTAGACGCTGAGCAAATTCTTCTCCACATGTTTCTTTGTACAATCGTCCAGCCAGACTTCTGATCTCGTGAAAAGTTGGTGGGTTTTCACTGAACTGGATACCTGTTAATTTTCTGGCTGCGACAAATTTTTTTGTCAGGCCGTCCGGGTGAATGCTGCCGTCAGGGCTGTTTTTTCTAATCCCGGCACTGATTAGATAATCTCCCCGGCTTACCAGGCGGCACCGTTCAACTACTGTACCAAGCCGTAGACCAGCGACAGGAAGGCTGAGTGACAGGGGGATAGCAATCATCATTCCTGTCTTAATTTGCCTGATGTGGAGACGATCATCATAAATATCACTGAACCGCATATTCGTTATGTCTTCGCGACGTTGTCCTGTTACAAGGGCTAAATCCATAGCTAATGGGAACCATGCCGGAAGTTGATCTGCTGCCTCCCTGATGCAGTTGTATGTCTTTAGTTTCAGCCGTTCTCTTGTAACTACTATTTTCGGTGCTCTTGTTGGCGTTACTGGATTTTGAGATATACGTCCTTCAACAATGGCCTCGCGGAACATATCAGATAACACAGAACGCATTGATCCTGCCATCGTGTTTTTCCCTCCTTCAATCCACAAATCAAGAAACTCGGCAATATGGCGAGTGGTTATTTCTGTCAGTAAAATCCCTCCTAATTTTTCTTTTATTGTCTCCAGTTGATTTACCCGAATTTTATAAGTATTTCTGGACACTTTTCTCCTTATAAGAATCGTTTTGTAACGTTCAATCCAGTCTGCCATAGTAAATGAGTCGAACCCTTTAAGTTTTTCAATTAAGGCAGCAGGAGAGTAGTTTTTGTATATATAATGATTTGCTTCAATTGCCTGCGCTACTGCATCTCTTCTTGAAATTTTACCTAGTGTAAATTCTTCTTTCGTGAGAGGGTTGCGCCAGTAATATGCTTTGTCTCTCCTTCGATATGTTAAATTTCTAGGCAAATTGGGATCGTATTTTTTCCGCTGCATGTTTTAACTTCTCCATTAACGGACTGTCTCTCCCTTGTCGCCCATTAGGCTGGTGGTGTGTTATATCGGTATCAACCTTATTTGGGTTGATATAGAAAGCCTCCGGAACCACCCTGTAACTCCTCCCGTGTAGTTCAGGTGCAGGATAAATGTTTCCATTCCTTGCCCATCGTCTCAGCGTTGATATTGATGGTGGGTTATCCGGATATCTGAGTCTTCCCCAGGTTTTGAGTGTCACAAGATTCATTGCCATACCTCTTACGATATGACCGCCAGTAAATATACAAAATACTGGCGGGTGTGGTTGATTTTTAATAATCAGCTATGAAGTTCTGATTTGGATATAATGCAACTCACGATGACAGAAGTTTCTCGCAATTAAAATTTATCAGTTTTACTTTCTGCTCTCTGGAAACGCCTGCTTCTTTTTTCCCTGAGAGCATTTTTTCGCATTCCGATTTCGTTAGTTTAGATTTTGAATATCTTGTCCAGTTAGTAGGAGTGCCACCTTCCTTTTCAATTGTAGCGGTAATTTTATACATGAAAGCCTCCATTAATATTTTCAGTGGTTCGTTTATTCCATCTTTCGAGTGCTTCTTTTTCACTTCCACCATAACCGGTTCGGGATTCGCATCCGTTACACTTCGCTCGGTAATATCCTGAAATGGCTTTCACCGTTACTGATGGACAACCACAAAATGGACATGGTTTAACATTGTCATATCTCATAATTTTTCTCATAAAAAATATTTCAAGTTGGCGGTGCATTACACCGCCAGGCTGAATTATTCCTCTGAATTATCGATTACACTGTATTCTCCGGTTAATACAGAGGAATCTGCAGGATCGATTGTCAGTGGTTCCTTTTCATCCATTGATACTGCACGCTGGATCTCAATTGATACGGGCAGATATTTGAACAGGCGACGAATAGCCGTTTTTTTTGCCATTTCTTCCCAGTGAGTTACCCACGGCCCGTTATTACCTGCTTTACTCTGGTTGCGTACAATCTCAATCTGTTTGCGTGTCATAACCTCAAACTGAGTCCCTCCGTCTTTCAGTCTTGCGACAGCATAGACGTGGGTCACTGGTGCATCTTCGTTTTCTCCCGGGCGGTGTATTAACTTTTCATCAAGGCCAAATTCAAAACTAAACACGTCACCTTCACGGACAACACGGGCTGACAGGCTGGCGATTTGACCAGAACGGCGAGCCAGATCAATCATGCCGCGATAACCAATGATTAGCTGGACGTTCTTTTTACCGCTCTTTTCGTTTTTATTACCAAAAGGCAGTAAATATGCGTGGCCGAGGGCGCTACCTGGCTCAAGGCCGAGCTGTGAACACTGAACGATCGCACTGACAAAACTCATGGTGTCACAGTTTCCTAGCGCCGGAACCTTACGAATTTCTGTAGTGGCGATACGTATCATTCGTTCAGCCGTCATATGGCGTGGGAGAGCTGCTGCCAGTTGCTCTTTCATTGATGGCTGATTAATAAAGCTGATCACGTCGTTATTTTTTACTGCTGCTGGTGCACGGTTTCCCTGGGTTTTTTGCAGATCGGCTTTTGCGATAGGTGGTTGCTTAGTCATTTGCATACTCCTTAGCCCAGCGGGGCAGTGATAACGTTTTAATAGCTGGCCATTCATCGGTATTCAGGCAGTCAGCCAGGGTCCTCAGATTGCGGTGATATTCCTGCTGGCCTGCCAGTTTTGCTTCTTCGCCCATCATGAAAATCTCAACCGGGTAACGTCCGCATTCAACAGTTGTGCTGGCAACCAGAAAAACGAAAGTTGGCAGCACACCAAACTGTGCTTCATAACCGTCACTGTAGAATGCATCCTGAACGTGATAGCGGTAGTCGTAATAAGCCGTTTTGAATCGTTGAATATCCGCTGTGGTTTTCACGTCCATGATCCAGTGAAATTCAGGAATAATTTTGTCCGGACGGCACCGACACAAAATTCCTGTTTCAGGATCTTCCCAGTAAATTGATGATTCAGCGTGTCCGGCGCTTGCAACAAGCCATTGACCCAGCGGCAAAGCCATAACGCTCTGATACATGAGTTCAATTTTCCGGCCTTCTTCGGCAGTGATAACCGTTTTTCCTGTGCTTGCGCATTCCATCAGAAACGCTTTCTCTTCTTCTTTTCCGGCGGTTGTACGGCGGTTAAATTCAGGTGCCACGATAAAGCGGTTACTGAATTCTTCCGGTTCAAGTACACGGCAGTGGAAAGCGGTTCCTAAATCGAGCGTTTTTGTCTTTGTGGTGTCCACTGGGGCATTTTTACGCCACAAATACAGCGCCGGAGTATCAGCAATGTCGTCGAGCTGAGACTTACTGACACCGGGACCCGCGTGGTAATTCTCATTCGAAATTCCGTAATAAATACCAGGCTCTATGTCTCCTGCGATTACGGGATCTGCGACTTCGCCAGTTTCATCACTGCAATCGCGATGCGGATCGCTGCCAGCATTCTCATTGTGCGGATGTTCAGGGCCTTCCATTTCCTCCGGATCTTTTTCCTGAGATTCATCCAGATTTTCTTCATTAAAGGTTTCCTGATATGTGGTGTCGCCCATCACCGCGCCACAATCAGGGCAGTTATCTCCACCAGACTGACCGCAGGCATTGCAGACTTTTTCCAGTTCCTGTTGCGCTTCTGGTTCATTTTGTCGCGCATTTTGGCCGTTTTGTTCCGATTTTCGGTCGTTCTGTTCCGTTTCTGGCTGATGCTGGTACACAGAATCGCGGGTCTGGATCCCTTTAACCCATTTCGGATCATTCGGGTCGCTAATCCCTGCAACAAATTCTCCGCGATAGGCAGCCAGTAATTTGTCTGCATCGACAGGATTTTTGGGCGGAATGTTTTTCCGGGCTTCATGGAGTTCTGCCCGCAGTTTCTGATATTTCGCATCAACAGAATTTACCTGTGACTGAGCATCCAGCGGCTGCGTGTCCTGATGATGTTCAGTTGCATCCGGTTCCACTGTTTCAGCCGTTGCCTGTTCATCTGCCATTGCGCAAGATGGTTGCGGTTTTTCTTCATCATCCTGTTTTTCTTCTTCTGTTACACGCTGCGGCATCGGGGCAGAGGAGCGACCGCAGGCAATATCCACGATTTCCGGATCAGGGTTGGCATGATCGGTTTCAGTCAGTACTTTGTTCAGATATTCAGTGACGTGCGCGGGGATGACCTCGATCCCAATTGGTGCTTCTTTCACGGACGCAACCACGATGGCGCGGGAATAATCCAGCCCGCCAGGCATGGTGATGAATTTGTCGCGGAAAACAGAAAAGGGCGGTTTATTTTCAGCGATAATTTCCTCAATGCGTTTAGCGTGTGCAGGATGAAGGTTATAAATGTCCACGTCCATTGAACGGGCCAGTACGCCAGTGGCTACATCGCGCGCCAGTGACGTCAGATCGTGGACGAAACCTTCGCCGCGATCGGTGAGGTTCCCGCCGCCAGCATTAGCACCGGAAGCCGTGCGAGTGATGCGTGAAACACGATTCCCTTTTCGCCATTCTTTTGTCAGAAGACCGCGATCAATGTGTTCGGTATCCAGCCAGGCTGAAATGAAATTCTTAAATTCATAGGGCTGATGTTTTTTCGTGATAGAGAAAACTGCCTTAATTGCATCAGTCAGGCGGAGCAGGGCGGCATTATCCAGAGTTGTCGGTTCTGCCATGCCGCGTATGGCCAACAGCAGATTCTGGACATAGCTGTTTTCCTGATCCATCTCAAGAGCAGTGATGTGTTCGCGTTGTTCACGGGTGGCATGATGCAGGTATTTCCGATCCCCGGCCGCATACGTAAAAATGTGCAGAAGACGCTGTGTGAACCGCAAAGTGGCTACAGAGACTTCGCAATCCTGGCAATCCCCGTGGGCGTCTGCCTGCGCGTTTTCTTCCTGGCCCCCCGCCAGTTCTTTGGTTTCCTGAGCATTATCATGGTGGTGAACGTCGTCTGGCGCTGCTCCCGGTTTTAGTTCCCAGGTCATGGAGTCTTTGCTGAGTTGATAGCGTTCACTCCAGGTAAAATCGATCTCACCTTCAGGGGGAAGGTCATTAACGACAGGAAAATTCGTGGCAACAGCTTTAAAATAGCTGCTCAGTTTTTTACCTGACTTAACGATCAGGTAGTCCAGAGTGGCACAGGTCGATTCAAAATCGTCGCTTGCCCACAAGACGACGTCAGGTTCACCGGATGATTTTTTCGCTTTCCGTAACAGGAAGAGTGGTTTTGTGCTCATTGTTTTTTAACCTCAACTCAGATTAAAATTCGTTTTGTTCAGTGAATGATCTTGCCGGATACACACTGTTCATAGCCTGCGCCATACGCAGGCTATTTCTTTCAGATTTCACCGTTTAATTTCATTGCAATCAGAGTTGCCAGAAATCCGGCTTTTTTTCTGCGGGCAGATTCTTTCCGATGTGAACCAGGCACATTTTTGTGACACCTTCATCAAGTGTTTTTACGTTGCCTGATGGACCGTCGATATCAACCACAGTGAATGGGGTTTCTTTATTTTCTGTTTTAATCACGTAGCCAATACGCTTTCCTTCCAGATTAACCTCGTGAACAATGTCATCGGTAGTTACAACAGTGGCTTCATAATTGGTAATCATGTTTTTCTCCTTAATTAAGGTTGAGTGAATCCCTGCCATTGCTGGCATAAATTCAGTTTCGAATAGTCAGTTAATTAAAGTTCGTGTGCCATCTGGTCTTTTTCGGCACATATTTCACTACAATATTTTTTCATTTCCGTCGTTGGGATAACTCCACGCATGAAATGAAGTGGTTTTGTAATGCTTTTGCTTTTTTCAACTTCTTTATTGCAAAGGTGGTAAGCACATTTTATTTTCTTAGTCATCACCATGACTCCGCCTTTACAGGTAAACCATCACGACCGAGGAAGACTTTAATCATGCAGTCAGTAATGCATGTTTTTGTGGTCAGGTTACGAATATAAAGTTTTCGCTTTTTAATATTGTTTGCCGAGGCAATATATGTCCGGCCTTCATGAAGAACATAATCGCCAGGAGTCACACACTGACGTGGTATTTCCTCAGTTCCGAAGTGATGTGCAATCATAATTATCTCCATTTTTACAAATGAACTTTGTTGATGCGGTGCCTGGTGCCTCCAGGTGACGTTAACCAGTTAACAATTAACGCCGGATAATCCACCCATAACACTGATGCTTTTAACTGTTCCGCGTGCGCTTAGCCGCATTCACCGCATCACAAAATTCACTTTAAAAAGGGGCGGACATCAGCCGAACTTCAAGAAAAAACTGATGCCGCCAAGACTACACACAGCAATGTCGTTATTTACAACCGGAGGCGCACTCCCACCATTTAAATTTAACAGACAAAACCGACTCTTTATGGATATCGGAAATGCGCCTTCGTGTTGTGCCCGGTTTTATTTCACCACCTCCGGGCTTTGGTGGTTTCTGCTATACCCCTACAGCGAGAATATTGAATTAATCCAAATAATGGATTAGCCAGTATTTCTGGCAAGCCAGCGACGTGCGCCCGTTTCAGTTTTGAATGTCTTGCTTTTGGTATAAGTCATGGCAGTGAACGTTCCATCCTGGTTGGGGAACACGCCGCACCCCAGGGATTCGTTATTGCCGAGGTCGATTTTTTGCATTTTTCGCACCTCACATTTTGTTGTTGCGGATAGAGGCTTCTGCCTGCCAGAGATCCCAGTCGTTGCTGCGTAAAGCCTGCACAGCCTGGTTGTAAGTGATACCGCAACAATCCATCAAATACTGAACTACTTCGTAATGCACCATCTTATCTCTCCCCTTAACGCCGGGTGGCGGAACTAAAACCTACAGCGCCGTGCTGCTTCTGCAATAATATTAGTTATATTCATATTAATGATCAACATAAATATGCATTTTGTTGATAAAAATGTACTATCATAATGAAAATTTTAGTGTTTTTTTTGATAAAAAAGTAAGGCGATGGGGGCGCAGGGGACAAAAAAACCGCCAGGGATGGCGGTTTAGTTACGAGGTAGTGGGGGCTATTTCTTTATGCGTTTCTGAGCTGCCAGCATATTTTCAAACGCTTCTTTGTAGAGTTCATTCTGGCCTTTAAGCCTTTCGATTAGTTTTGCTTTTTCTGATTCGGGGAGGATATCAAAAAGATCCAGTAAATCAGCTTGTTGCTTGTTAACCATCCGCCACCCTTCGCCTTCGAAACTTTCGTCATAAGTTCCAGAGGAACGGACGTAATTCATCAGATCAGCTAAATCAGGCCTCAAGTCTTCAGGCTTAACTCTTAGCAATACTGCGAATTTTAATGCCGCATCAGTGTTAAGTGGAGCCTTTCCGTTGAGATAGTGGCTAACCGTAGATTGCGTCTCAAAGCCCATTAGCTCGGCAGCAAGCTCCTGAGTCAATTTGAGCTCTCTTTTTTTTGCATCCCAGATTCCGCGTAGACGCTGCGTAGCTTCTGGCGATGCGATTTCTTCGCGTTTTCTTCTCATACCACCATCTTATGAACACAGCTCATAATCTCAAACTGATATAAGTATTGATCATTTAAATTAGTATAGTTAATATTTTGGCGAACATTACTAAGGTGACCCTTATGACATTAGATGAATATTTGAAAAAAAATCGTGTACGACAGTCTTGTTTGGCCGCGCTGGCTGGTTGTTCGCAATCAATGATTAGCCTCGTTGCTACTGGACGTAGTCAGTTAAGCCCTGAAAAGGTATTGCGTATCGCAGAGGCTACGAATTTCGAGGTTACACCTCATGAACTCCGGCCTGATATCTACCCGAATCCGACCGATGGTTTACCTGTTGGATGTAAGGCTAACACACAAAATGCACAGGAGTTGATTCATGAAAATCAGGCATGAGCACATCGAATCAGTGCTGTTAGCCCTGGCCGCTGAAAAAGGGCAGGCATGGGTAGCCAATGCAATTACTGAAGAATATCTGCGCCAGGGGGGCGGCGAATTGCCCCTGGTACCAGGCAAGGACTGGAATAATCAGCAGAACATCTATCACCGTTGGTTAAAAGGTGAAACGAAAGCGCAAAGGGAAAAAATTCAGACACTGATCCCTGCGGTTCTGGCAATTCTTCCGCGCGAGCTGCGTCACCGACTCTGCATCTTCGATACCCTGGAACGCCGTGCATTACTGGCGGCGCAGGAAGCGTTGAGTACGGCAATTGATGCGCATGATGATGCAGTCCAGGCCGTTTACCGGAAAGCACATTTCAGCGGTGGTGGGTCGCCCGGTGATTCTGTCGTAGTGCATTGATTGAAATTAATCGTGCCGGATTGTTTTGTTCGGTATCAGTTAAATGTAACGCTGCGAGCGTTACAAGGTGAAAACAAATGGCTTCAAACTGGATAAAGCTCGAGGTTATTACGCCGGATAAGCCGGAAATATTCAGGCTTGCTGAGATTCTGAATATTGATCCAGATGCCGCATTAGGGAAGGTTATTCGCTTCTGGGCATGGGCGGATCAACAAATGATAGACGGTAATGCAGATTGTAACGCTCGCGGCGTTACAAAAAGTGCAATAGATCGCATCACTTTTATGGCTGGTTTTGCTGATGCGTTAATTCAGGTTGGATGGCTGGTCGAAAATGACGTTGGGCTTTCTCTACCTAACTTTGAACGCCATAACGGAAAAAGCTCTAAAAAACGGGCGGTTACAAACGAGCGAGTTACAAAAATACGTGAACTGAAACGAAAAGGTAACGCTGCCGGCGTTACACAAACGGATCAAAAAGCGCTACCAGAGGAAGAGGAAGAGGAAGAGGAAGATCTAAATACTGATCTCCCCCTAAATCCCCCTCGCCAAAAACGAGCGTCTAAAAAATTCGAGCCGGAGGCTATTGAGCTGCCCGATTGGTTGCCGGAAACACTCTGGCATGAGTGGGTCCGGTTCAGACAGGCATTGCGAAAACCGATTCGAACGGAGCAGGGCGCTAACGGGGCGATACGGGAACTGGAAAAATTCCGTCAGCAGGGTTTTACACCTGAGCAGGTGATTCGACACAGCATCGCCAATGAATACCAGGGCCTGTTCGCGCCGAAAGGTGTTCGGCCTGAGACGTTGCTCCGACAGGTTAACACCGTCTCGTTGCCGGACAGTGCGATCCCGCCAGGCTTCAGGGGGTAACAGACCATGAAAAATATTGCGACAGGAGGCGTTCTGGAGCGTATCCGCAGACTGACCCCACCACATGTAACCGCCCCATTCAGAACGGTTGCGGAGTGGCGCGAGTGGCAACTTGCTGAAGGCCAGAAACGTAGCGAGGAGATCAACCGCCTGAATCGCCAGTTGCGGGTGGAAAAAATTCTGAATCGCTCAGGCATCCAGCCGTTGCACCGTAAATGCTCGTTTGCGAATTACCAGGTGCAGAACGACGGCCAGCGATACGCGTTAAGCCAGGCGAAATCCATCGCCGATGAACTGATGACCGGGTGTACAAATTTTGCGTTCAGCGGAAAACCTGGTACCGGGAAGAATCACTTAGCGGCAGCTATCGGGAATCGCCTGCTGAAAGACGGTCAGACAGTGATTGTGGTTACCGTGGCTGATGTTATGAGCGCCCTGCACGCCAGCTATGACGACGGGCAGTCAGGCGAAAAATTTTTGCGGGAACTGTGCGAAGTGGATCTGCTGGTTCTTGATGAAATTGGCATTCAGCGCGAGACGAAAAACGAGCAGGTGGTACTGCACCAGATTATTGATCGACGGACAGCGTCGATGCGTAGCGTGGGAATGCTGACAAACCTGAACTATGAGGCCATGAAAACATTGCTCGGCGAGCGGATTATGGATCGCATGACCATGAACGGCGGGCGCTGGGTGAATTTTAACTGGGAGAGCTGGCGCCCGAATGTTGGTCAGCCAGGTATTGAAAAGTAATTTTTACCGGGAGGAAATTTATGGAGACTGTTTTTGACGCACTGAAAGCGATGGGAAAAGCCACGTCGGTAGAGCTGGCTGCGCGACTTGATATCAGTCGTGAAGAAGTGCTGAATGAGCTGTGGGAACTTAAAAAGGCTGGCTTCGTTGATAAAAGCGCATACACCTGGCGTGTGGCTGATAACAACGTTCAGCAGGAACAGCCAGCGCCAGAAGAACAGCCGGAAGAAACCAGCACGGCGACAGTAGCGAAAATCTCAGAGTGCGATTTAACCGCGACGATTGAACAACGCGGACCACAAACGGCGGATGAACTGGCTACGCTGTTCGGTACAACATCCCGCAAAGTGGCTTCAACGCTGGCAATGGCAATCAGCAAAGGTCGTCTGATTCGTGTTAATCAGAACGGTAAATTTCGTTACTGCATGCCGGGCGGTAATTTACCAGCAGAGCCGAAAGCGGCATCGGTAGCGGAAACTGATGGTAAAGCCTTTCCTCAGCCAGCCGGTGTTGCGTTACCAGTACAGGAAGCTGCAACACAGGAAGATATTAAAACAGAAACTGTGGCGGATATTGTGCAGTCGTTGCCACCGTTCGCCGAAACGCAAGCGGATGACCTGGTTTTACCATCGCTGCATATGGCAAACCGCGAACTGCGTCGGGCGAAAAGTCATGTCCAGAAGTGGGAGCGTGTCTGCGCCGCGCTGCGGGAGCTGAATAAGCACCGGGATATTGTTCGACAGATTGTTGATTCCTCCAGTCGTATTGTGTCGGAAAAGTGATTCCTGGGGAGGGCTTATGGCAAAAGTATTTACACAGGAAGAGCGAGAAAAAATTAAAGGGCAGGTTGTTGAGCTAGTACGCCGGAGTGGGCGCGAGACGTTACGGCAACTGGAAGCGAAAACAGGTGCGACAAGATATCTGATGAGTGTTCTCGCCAGAGAGCTGGTTGCTAGTGGTGATGTATACAACTCTGGCTACGGGTTATTTCCCTCTGAACAGGCCCGTAAGGACTGGCAAAACGCCCGCAAAAAACTCTCAAGGGCAAAGGTGAAGAAAACGGCTGTGGTTGATCCGGACCTTATCAGGTCATTACCTGACGGAGAAATACGCCGCTACGACAGGCGTCAGAACATAATCTGTCGCGAGTGCCGGAAGAGTGAGGTTATGCAGCGAGTGCTGGCGTTTTATCAGGGGGAATTTCAGGAGGTGATGCTGTGAGCGAATCAAAATGTCAGGTTAATAGCAATCAGATAGAACCATGTGCGGTACTGGCAAAAGCCCTTGAGCATGATGCTGAATACACGACGCGAAAAGGTCTGCTGATATACAAAATCTGGAATGAGAATTTAACTCGCGACCCTGATTTGGTGATGTTGCGTTCCGGTGAATTTTCTAAATTACCAGTGCGGGTTTCATTTTGTCCGTTCTGTGGTGAAAGTCTGAAAACGTGGGAGAACAGAAATGAATGAAATTAAAGAAATACCAGTAGTACGTGATGAATATGGCTGCTGGACGCATCCTGAATATGAAAAATTCTGTGATGGTAGAGAACATATTTCAACGGAAGAGTTTAACGCATGGATGGAGGAAAATAATCTTCAATGGACCATCAGAACTATGGATGAAGATGATTTTAATCTGGACGCAGATGGTCCCGATATTGCCTCCTGGAAACCGGAGCGCCCGGAAGGTGAAGGCTGGTTCATTGGTTCCATTCATGACACTGAAGATGGTCCTGTTTGTGTATGGCTGAGAAATAAGACTGAAGCATAAAGGCGATAAACCACCTGACAACAAAATACTGAAAATTTAAATCAGAAGTGAATTTTATTAAATCCTTAACCGGAGGGATTTCTGCACCCTCAGAACATCAGGAGGCCGCCTGAAAGGGCGGTAATGAAAAATGACTGAATTAACCAAAGAGCAATTAATCGAAGAAGCCAAATTAAAAATAGCGATTGCGAAATGCCACCCAAATTCAGGGATGGCGCAGGTAGAGGGCGAGTTATTCAAAATTGCACTGGCATCACTGGAAGCAGAGCCGGTGGCGTGGAAGGCAACCTTCACGCAAATTAACCATGAATGTAATACGTTCACCCTTATGAATTCTGACAAAGCAGAAATCGAACGGTGGGTGCGACTGCATAAAGTAGGTGATTTTCGGGCAGAAATAACACCGCTTTACGCAGCGCCGCCAGCGATGGTAGTGCCTGATGAAATGGATTTGCTTACCTGCCATCTCGACGGTGTAACTGAAACATATGCTGATGGCTGGAACGCCTGCCGTGTCGCCATGCTTCAGGCCGAAAACTTTCGGGAAAGTAAGAATTCGTCAACCAACAATTTTCGGGAAATCTCGGAAACGTCAACCAGCTCTCCGGGAACTCCGGCTGGCTGGATAAGCTGTAGTGATGCAGTTCCTGCTGAATATTGCGATGTGATTCTTCTCGATGATCTCGGGAATATATTCCCCGGTTCCTGGGATAAGGTTTTTTGCCCCACTCGTGGCGGGAATAAGATGGCTTTTGTGGACAAAGACGGCGTCGAAGTAGAGAGCTCAACTCACTGGATGCCGCTACCAGAACCGCCGCAGGAGGTGAATCAATGACCCGGCCTGATGCATTCACCACGGTAGGAATTGCGATGGCGGTGGCGCTGGTGGTGTATTCGATTTGCCGCTGGGGATAAAAACGGTTTGCGGGAAAAGGAGAGTTAAGTAGAATTGCTGCGGGTGCTTGAGGCTATCTGCCTCGGGCATGAACACCAAAGGCAGATAGAGAAAAGCCCCAGTTAACATTACGCGTCCTGCAAGACGCTTAACATTAATCTGAGGCCCAATCTATGTCTCACAAATGTAGGTTAGCCTCTTACGTGCCGAAAGGCAAGGAGAAGCAGGCTATGAAGCAGCAAAAGGCGATGTTAATCGTCCTGATCGTCATCTGTTTAACCGTCATAGTGACGGCACTGGTAACGAGGAAAGACCTCTGCGAGGTACGAATCCGAACCGGCCAGACGGAGGTCGCTGTCTTCACAGCTTACGAACCTGAGGAGTAAGAGACCAGGCGAGGGAGAAATCCCTCGCCGCCTATGATGTGTCAGGCATCTTCAACGCACCCGCACTTAACCCGCTTCGGCGGGTTTTTGTTTTTATTTTCAATACGTTTGAAGTTATGGACGATGCCGGAATAGAATCAAAAATACTTAAGTAGCGCGCAGGGAGAAGAGGGATGGACCCCGAACAGGGGGGTGCTATTTATCTGGAAGGATTCTGTTGATGAAAATTGAAGAATTACGTGAAATTTTTAGTGAAAATGGCCTCTTTGCTGTGCGCGTTGAGAATGGGGAAGTTATCTACGCAACGTTAATCCCTGATAATCATGTAATTTTATCTATCGAGGCATTCATTGAATATCTTGAAAGGCTCGGTTTCAAGGTGATTCGGGAATGAGTTATAATTCGTAAGCCAGCCTGAACAACTGGCAACCTACAGCGCCATTGGAGACAGCAATGGCGCATATACAACTGGTCAAACAAACCTCTTCCGGATTACTTCTCCCGGCGACGCCGGAGAGTTGCGATTTTTTGCATCAAATCAAAATAGGTGAGTGGATACACGCAGACTTTAAGCGTGTGCGTAACTACGCATTCCACAAGCGTTTTTTCAAACTCCTGCAACTGGGATTCGATTACTGGACTCCGGTCGGTGGGGTGATCACGCCTCGCGAACGAGAACTGGTGTCCGGTTTCGTTGATTTCCTGTGCGAATCAGTAGGTCGGGAACATACGCCAGCCCTTAGTGATGCTGCAGAGCAATACCTTAACACCGTTGCGACTCGCAGAACCCGGGATACGGCATTGCTAAAGTCGTTTGAGGCTTTTCGCGAGTGGGTAACCATTCAGGCTGGATTTTACACCGAACATTTTTATCCGGACGGTAGCCATGGGCGTCGGGCGAAATCCATCGCTTTTGCGAATATGGACGAAACCGAGTTTCAGCAGGTTTATAAATCTGTTCTGAATGTGCTGTGGAACTGGATTCTGTTCCGTAAATTTTCCTCTCCGGAACAAGTCGAAAATGTGGCCGCGCAGCTGCTGGAGTTTGCGTAATGGTGGATTTACGTAAAGCGGCGCGGGGGCAGATGTGCACCGTCAGAATTCCTGGCTACTGCAATCACGATCCGGAAACGTCTGTGCTGGCGCATTACCGACTGGCGGGAACGTGCGGAATAGCGACAAAACCACACGATATGCAGGCGGCGATTGCCTGTAGCTCATGCCACGATCTAATCGACGGGCGGCTAAAAACCAGCGATTACACCAAAGAAGAATTACGCCTGATGCATGCAGAAGGTGTTTTTCGCACACAAGAAATCTGGAGAAAGGAGGGATATTTGTGATTTACCCAACGAATACAGGAAAAAGCGGAGAACACCTTCGTCTCGCCACGCTGGAAAGTGTCTGGATTCAGGGCAAACTGCGTATGTGGGGGCGCTGGTCGTATATTGGCGGTGGCAGGTCAGGAAATATGTTCAATCAGTTGTTGGCATCCAAAAAATTGACGAAAACGGCAATTAACGAGGTGCTCCGGAGGATGAAAAAAGCAGGTCTGGACAAGCCTGAACTTGAGGCTTTTTTGCGGGATATGATTAACGGCAAGCAAAAGAGCTGGCTGGCACATTGTGCCGATTCAGAGGCATTAATAATCGACAGAGTTATTGGCGAAGTTATGGCGGATCATCCGGGATTGATTTGTATTCTCCGGCAACGCTATGAGGGGCGGGGGATGACTAAGCGAAAAATGGCTGAATTGCTAAATGATGCACACCCAGAGTGGTGTTTTAGCACATGCGAAAAGCGAATTGCTAATTGGTTGGCTGTTGCTGAGTATGCGCTATACATTCCCATGCGAGAATCATTTGCTCAAAAAATGGCTTGATTTTTTACGTACAAACTGCTTCAATTTTGGTACGCTTCGTAAAGCTGTATCACGAGGCGTATAGCAGACATGGACACCTGAAAACCCGCTTAATGTGGGTTTTTTTACGCCCGAAAAGTGGTGCGGTACGTTAAACGTGCCCGAGGCTGTGAATACGGTTTTTTAGCTCACTGATTTTCTCGACAGGAATTATTGGTATGTCAAAATGCTACTGACAGATAAACTGAAAAATGCACAATAAGAGAAGAACGGGAAACTTATTATCAAGCAGAATACGAGACGCGAACTAAGATAGGTGACCGTGCTGGCAGTTTCATTGTTCATCTGCCAGCGTTTGACACAGGTTGTGTACTGGCTGCGAAAGCGCGTGGGGTGATGAGTTCTGCGTTCACATACAGGGTGGTGTGAAGCCAGCTTTTTGTGTATTCAGATGGCATTCTGATTTTGTTTGGAGTTTTTAATATCAAGGGATTACGCATCGGGTCGCCAGCTTAATACAATGTATTTAGTAATGTGATGCTTAGTATCACTTATATTATTACGCCCCCCTTTTTTAGAGGGGCGATATGGCGTGTTTAGTAATTTTTTATTCAAACAAATTTACAATTACATAGTTGGTAAATATTGCATCCTGATTATTTATTAGTATTATTTTTGTGGTTCCGAGGGAATGATACATTATGTATCGGGGCATCTCATCTCACTCCCGAGGAACCAACGCCGACTTAGCTCAGCAGGCAGAGCAACTGACTTGTAATCAGTAGGTCACCAGTTCGATTCCGGTAGTCGGCACCATATGCGGGTATCGTATAATGGTTATTATCTCAGCCTTCCAAGCTGATGATGCGGGTTCGATTCCCGCTACCCGCTCTCCTGTAAAACAAACGAGGCATAGCTTTATCAGCACTGGCGAATTTTCGCGGAGAACAGCTTTGTAGGTACTATTGTTTTTCTTCATGCTGTAATATCTGAACGGTTACAGTTTCAGTGCTGCTTTTTTTGTATTACATAATGGTATGTGATTATTACTTGTAAACGTCGTTAGCAGAATGAGTCGTTACCTGTTCCATGCGCACACGTACAGTAAGCCAGGATGGCTTTATAGGTTGACGACTCATTCTGGTGGCGACCATTATAAATATAATTCTATTACTACACGATGAATGCTCTGGCCCGTCTCCTGACGGGCATTTTTTTATCCATATACAGGGTTCGTACCAGCGGACCTTTTTCACATCTGTGTCCTGCACACACCACACCAGAAAACACCAGAAAACACCAGATAACACCACACAAAAGGTATCTGCGGGTGCCTTTGACGGGGTGTTTTTTTACGGGCCGACAGAGGCCCTTTTTTATTTACAGGAGAAAAAGTATGTCTGAACCCTTATCCGGTTCCGGCACGGCTGCGGCGCTCGGCGGGGCGACGGTATTCGGGCTGTTTACCGGAACGGATTTCGGGATTGTGTTTGGTGCATTCGCAGGGGCGCTGTTTGTGGCCACGATACCACAGAAGATTTCTGTCTGGCGTGTGGCAGCGCATTTTCTGGTGTCGTTCATTGTTGGCGTACTGGGGGCGGATGTGATGGCGTCTTACCTGGTCGAAAAACTGAATCTCCACAGCACATCTCTCGACGCGCTTTGCGCGGTACTGGTATCGGTGGTGTCGGTGAAGATTCTCTCATTCATCCACCAGCAGGATATCGCATCGCTGGTATCCGGGCTGTTCTCCCGTCTGCGGGGTGGAGGCGGTAATGTTAAGTAA